CGTTGTCGACATTCTGGGCCGCGTGTCGGTCGTGACCGATGCTCCGGCGCTCTACTCGGCCGCCACGACCTCGCCGGTTGTCGCCGCCAAGCGCCGTGTCCTGTCCCTCGTCGCTGGTGCGGCGACCGTGACCGACAGCCGCGACATCATCTCGAATATTGAGACGAGCAACTGCAAGGAGCGCATCGAGACCACGTTGCAGCTGGATTACAGCTTTGGCCTCGGGCTTAAAGGCTTCACATGGGATGAAGCCAACGGAGGCAAATCCCCCTCGGATGCTGAGCTCGCGACTGGCTCCAACTGGGACCTCGTTGCGTCCTCGGTGAAGCACACCGCAGGAACCTTGGCCGTTGGCCTTGCATAAGGGCTGAAAGCCTTTAGAATCAACGAGCCGCCATTGGTTTGCAGACCTCTGGCGGCTCTAACCATAACCCGAACATTGGAGGTTCGAGGTGGCTAAGGCCAGAAATACAGCGCGTCCATCGCTGACGCAATCTCGTCTCAAGGAAGTTCTCTCATACGATCCAGAGGCCGGCGAGTTTCGTTGGCTGGTATGCACGTCAAATCGCGCACCGGCAGGCTCTCTTGCCGGCAGTGTGAGTAGTGCGCTCGGCTACCGCCTGATCGGCGTCGATGGGGTCAGATACTTCGCCCATAGGCTTGCATGGCTCTATATGACCGGCTCATTCCCGGCCGAGCAAATCGACCATGCCAATGCGGATCGATCCGATAATAGGTGGGCGAACCTTCGGGCTGCTTCCAAGGCCGACAACATGCGCAACATTGGCATGAGGTCCGACAATAGCAGCGGACACACGGGCGTCGGCTGGCATGCGCAGACGGGGAAGTGGCGTGCCTACATCGCGCAGGATGGGCGGACGATCCATCTAGGTCTTTTCGATACGAAGGATGCGGCGCTGGCGGCGCGTAACGAAGCCGCAGCGAAAGCATACGGGGAGTTTCATATCCCCTCATAGTCGTCGGGGATTTATGAAAACTGCACTTTGCCTTGGCGGCGCGGCTGGCGTTCAAGACGAATGGACCGCCGCGCTGGACTTGGCCGATTTTGATTTCATCGTTGCATGCAATGACGTGGGTGCGATCTGGCCGGGCAGGCTGGACGCGTGGGTTACGCTGCACCCCGAACATATCACTCGCTGGCGGGATCAGCGCCGGGCGAACGGCTTTGCAGATGCAGCGCGCTACCTCGTTCACGGAGACTATCCGCCGAAATGGGCCGAGTTGGTCGAATTCCGGTTCCCGGGGCAGGGTGACAGCGGATCGTCCGGGCTGTTCACAGCAAAGGCGGCGCTGATCGATCTGGGAGCCGATAGGGCGGTGCTTGCAGGCATTCCGTTGGTTCGCAGCTCGCATTTCTTCGATGCCGTCCAGTGGGAGGCGGCTGGCGGTTATCGCGCGGTCTGGGAAGCACTTCGGCCTGAATATCGCGCCCGTATCAGATCCATGAGCGGCTGGACCGCTCATTTCTTCGGACTTCCGACAACCGAATGGCTGACGACCGGCTCGACCGATGCCGATGTGCCGTCACCAACTCTGGAGAGCACCAGAATGAGCAAGGTCAAACTGACGAAGATCGCCTATGAGCCGCATCCGGTTTCGCTGGAGCGCAAGCGCGAATTGAACCAGCAGGGCTACAAGATCGTCGACGTGCGATTTGCTCCGGCCGAAGCAAAGCCGTATGAGCCGGAGAAGATCGAACTCGGCACCGACAGTGGCGAAGGGCTGAGCGATGATCAGCTTCGCGCTGCCATCGAAGCCGCCACCGGCCAGAAGCCGCACCACCTGCTCGGCAGGGCAAAGCTGGTTGAGCAGTTCAACGCGCTGAACGCCGTGGCGGCTGGCGAGGAATGACCAATGGCCGATCACTACGGCGACCTTCCCGGCGCGTTGGCCTACAATGAGGCGCGGGGCAACACTGCCTGGTCAGCTGCTGGCGTCACTGATGCGCTGCGCACTGCCGCCCTTGTCCGCGCAAGCTCTGCTCTGGATGGCATCTATGGTGACCGCTTTGCCGGCCGTAAGACAGGAGGCCGCTCGCAGGCTCTGGCATGGCCCAGAACAGGCGCATACGACCACTGTGCAGGCGAAGACATACGGAGCGATGAAATCCCTCAGGAAGTCGTCAAAGCGGCCTATGAGCTTGCATTGGCGGAATTGCTTCAGCCGGGGTCATCGTCGCCAACGGTGACGCCGGGGCGGCTGGTCAAGCGGCAGAAGGTCGACACGATCGAGCGCGAGTTCTTCGGCCCGTATGACGGGGTACCGAGTGACGCCGATGACATGCGTCCCGTGCTGATGTCCGTCGAGGACGCTTTGCGCTGTATCCTTCGGCCTGCGTCCCGCGGTGCGCTGTATGGTTTTGTGGCGAGGGCCTGACATTGGCCGGCTTTTACGACGAAATGGCCGACATGGGGCGGGAACTGCTGGCGCCAGAGAGTGCCGGAGGCCTCGGGCAGGGCGTCATCACCGTGGAGCGCATTGAGCAAGAGCCGATGCCCCCCGACTGGCCCACATGGGAGCCGTGGGAAGGCTCTATTACCATCAAGACCTACCTTCTGCGCGGCGCCGTGTCTGGCGTCAGCAAGGAGTTGGTAGACGGGAACACGATCCTTGCGTCAGACCAGATGCTGATTTGCGCCGACTGGATGGCGATGATCTCGACGCAGACGGGTGATGACGATCCGGTCACGTCGAACACGGAAGTTCCGTTCGACCTCGCCGTGCCGGAAGTCGTCAACGTCGATGGCCTCCCGTTCACGACGCTACAGCGGGTGCCGATACCGGGGGCGGGCGTAAAGGCCGCACACAAGTTCATCATTCGAGGCTGATAGATGCTCAAGCGCCTTTCCGCCCGTGAATTGCTCGAGCAGGTCGCAGCCGACTTCGATCCGCAGGTTCGGCTTGCCTGGATCGAGGCGATTGATCGCATCCGGTCGAACATCGTCCTGAAACGCATCGTCGAGCGACTGGAGCGCGGCGACGTGGCCGGCGTGGTTGCGGATCTCGGGATCGAGGACGGTGTTTTCGCCAAATTCGAGCAGTCGCTCTTGCAGGCATACCATGCCGGCGGCATTGCCACGGTGGACAGCATGCCGTCGCTGCGGGACCCCTCGGGCAACCGCGTTGTGTTTTCGTGGGGCGTGCGCAATCTGCCGGCCGAACAGGCCATGCGCGATCACGCCGCGCGGCTGGTCACGGGCATCGTCACCGAGGCGCGGGAGGGCATTCGCGACGTGCTGGTCGATAACCTCTCGCGCGGGCAGTCGCCTTATGATGCCGGAAGGCTGATCGCCGGCCGCGTGAACCGCGTGACCGGACGCCGAGAGGGCGGCCTGATCGGCCTGTCGCGTCCGCAGATGGAGACAGTTGCCCGTATCGAGCGCGCCATGCGCGAGGGCGACACCGCCTACATGCGGGAATACTTGGGCTTCGCCAACCGCGACAAGCGGCTGGACCGCACGGTTATGAAGGCGATCCGCGAGGGCAGGGCGCTTGCGCCAGAGGAAGCCGAGCGTGTGACGCGGCTCTATTCCAACAAGGCGCTGAAGTACCGGGCGGACACGATTTCCATTCTGGAGACGCATTCGGCGCTGGCCCGGTCGAAGCGCGATGCGTTCCAGCAGCAGATTGATGACGGCAAGCTCGATGCCGATCTCGTCACCAAGAAGTGGCGGCGCACAGTCAGCCGGGAGCCGCGCATGGAGCATCTGGCGATGGCCTCGCAGCCCGCCATTCCGTTCAACGCGAAGTTCATCCTGCCTGACGGCATCCAGTGCGACGGCCCGCACGATCCCAGCCTACCGGTAAGGCATGTCGTGGGCTGCAAGTGCAGCGTCGACTATTCGATCGACTTTACCGGCCAGGCGCTGCGCCGCTACCGCGAGCGCACCGGTGGCTAACCAGACATTCGCCGCCCAGATCGAGGGCTGGACCCGACGCGTAAAGGAAGCCGAGGAAGCAGTCTTCCGGGAGGCCGCTCAAGAGCTGGTAAAGCAGCTCAACGACCAGATCACGGAAATGGTCTACGATACACCGGAGACGCCGAATTACCGGCGCACCGGCTTTCTTCGGGCATCTCTGGTGGCATCGACAGAGGCAATGCCTCGCCTGATCCGCGATAATCCGGGGGTTCCGGTCAATGCGGACTATGGCGACGTGATCCTCGTCATCGCGGGCGCGGAACTCGGGGATACCGTGTTTTTGGGCTACACGGCCGCCTACGGATTTTTCGTGCACGCGGGGTCGAACGGCCGGGCACCCCGACCTTGGGTTGACCTCGTTGCGATGAGGTGGCCCCAAATCGTCGCCGCAAAGGCCGCCGAAGTTGGGAAGAGGTTCGGCCTATTATGACCACGCCCACGATTGAAACGAAGATCAGCCAAGCCATACAGGCCCGCGTGGCGACTTGCCTGCCGGCCTACCCGAAGATCTGGACAGACGGCGAGCCTGCTTCGCTGCCGACCGCTGGCGGACAGCCCGCGCCTTATGTCGAGTGCCATTTCGAGCCGAACAGGACGGTGCGCCGCTTTATCGGGTCTAATGATCCGCATGAGCGGCCCGGCCTGCTGCTGCTGACCTTGTGCTGGCCGCTGACGAAGGTTGGTACAGGCTCCGGCAAAACACACAAGGACGCGATCAGGGAGATTGCGGGGCAGATCGCAAGTCACTTCCAGGCCGATCTGCCGATGGATTTTGAAGGAGTCAGGGTCCGTGTGACCGCCGCGCCAAGCGTTCTCGGTGCATATCGCGATGACGCCTATCTGCGTACTCAGGTTCGCGTCACCTACACCTGCTTCGCCTGACCAATTCCCGGCCATCCGGGTATTCCGGCTCGCTTCGGCGGGCCTTTTTCATGAGCCATTGAAAAGGAGCAACCGCGATGGCGATTCACAAAACTGGCGGATCAAAACTCTGGGTCTCGCCCACAGAAGTTGACGTCGATGCGCTCGACGCCATGAGTGAGGGCAATCTGCTGTCCTTCTATGAAGGGATCAATGACTGGGTTGAGGTCGAGGAAAAGGAAAATCTCGGCACTGTTGGCGACAGCGCAGAATCCATCCCCTTCACGACCATCGGCCGCAATCGCGTCCGCAAACTGAAGGGGCCGCGTAACGCCGGCACTCAAGAACTCGTCGTCGGGCGCGATCCGCTTGATGATGGCCAAGAAGTGCTGATCGCCGCTGAAGGCACCGACTTCAACTATCCCTTCAAGATCGAACTGAACGACGCGAAAACGTCAGGGCATTCAAAATCCGTGCTCTACTACGCGGGCCTTGTCCTGTCGCGGCCAACCAATATGGGGCCGAATGCGCAGGTCACGACACGGACATTCAGCATCGACATCAATACCGGGGTGCTTGAGGTCGCCAGTACGGCGCTTGCGGTTCCGGCAAATACCATCCCGCCGTCGATTGTCTTCCTTGGAGGCGATACGTACCGCGCCAATCTCGGATCATGGACGAACAGCCCGACCTCCTATGCTTTTGCCTGGGAGGAAGACGACAGTGGCTGGACGGCCATCCCGAACAGCGACGTTCAGGAACTCGAATACGCCGGCAGCAATGCGCTCCGTGTCACGGTGACGCCGACCAACGGGGCTGGCGCAGGCGCTCCCGCAACTTCGCTACCGGTCGAGACCGCCTAGCATCGCGCTTCTGCGCAGAAACGGGGCGGCGTGTTGTCGGGATGCGCCGCCCCTCCCGACATTCCGACATCAGGTGAGAAAACATGAGCAAGGAACAAGTGGCTGCTGCTGGCAGCTTCGATCTTTCGTCTTTCGATGCCGTCGATGAAGCAGAGATGGAAGTCTACGCGAATGGGCAGCCGACCGGCTGGAAGTTCCGCATCGCCGGGCCGGGACACCCGAAGACCATCGAGCAGTCGAACAAGCTCGCCAAGGAACGCCTTCGTCGCGAGAAAGAACAGGAACAGGCCCGCATCAACGGCAAGCGCTGGAAAGCCCCTGACGAGTCCGTGGACGAGGTTCTGGAGCGCAACGTCAATCTGGTGGTGGACCGCCTGCTTGGTTGGTCGCCGGTGACCATGGATGGAAAGGATTATCCGTTCAGCGTGGAGAACGCGCGGGCGCTGCTTCTGGATCGGCGCAAAGGCCAGCTTCTGATCCAGGCGCTGGAATTCCTCGGCGACGAACAGTCTTTTGGGAAGCGCTCGGCGAGCAACTGACCGGGTACGCCGAGCGCAGTTTTGAACTCGACCGCGACGAGGAAGGGCGGACACGGCGGGATCGGTTGGAAAGCAGGTTGGAGCGGGCGATCCGCAAGAACCGGCAGGACGTGGCGGACGAGCTTCTGGCCGAGCTGGAATGCCCTCCTTTCCCGCTGGCGCTGAATTACGTCTGGCAGGCGTGGGTGAGATTGCGCCGCCGGACGCCGGCCGGTTTCAATGGACCGAACCCCATCACCATAGAGGCAATCGACGCCTTCATTCGCAGAACCGGGCTTCGGCTTGATCCCCGCGACATCGATCTGATCGAGGCGGTGGACGACTTATACCTGCAAAAGATGGCTGAACATCAGGCTTCGGAGCGTGATCGCCAGCAGGCGATCAAGGACGGTTTGGGGCAGGCGAGCAAGCAGGGGCTTAAGACCGCATAACCAGGGAGGCTTCGGCCTCCCTATTACTTGAATTCCTCCTTGGCGCCGTCGTCGTAGACGATCGACCAAACGCAGGTGCGAATGCTTACGTCATCTCTGTGAATTGTGGCTAGACGGATGGCGTCTTGAAAAGTGGCAGAGACGGTGAATTTGTCACCCGGCTGAACGCTGGCATCCCGTTCTAGGCGAGGCGACACTAGAGCATTGCCGATGGCATCTGAGAACATGACTGCGGCGTTGATCATTCGATAGCCGTGTTTGCCATCATATCGAAGATCGACCTCAACGATTGTGCTTGTTCCGCTTTGCCCCTTATCCACTGTGGCGCGCCAATCGATAACACTGAATAGCGTATCGTTGCACGCTGCGGCTGGCGTAGCCAGAATCCCGGAAATCGCCCCAATCAATAGAAAGCGCACGCTGTTCCTCCCGCCGAAAAGGCAGGAAGGTTAGCTCGCAGGCGCCTATGAGGTAAAGCCCATGGCTGACATCGCCCACCTCGGTCTTTCCGTCGAATATCAGGATGCAGAAAAGGCCGCCCTGGCCCTGACCAAGATGTCGGCCGCTGCCAAGAAGGCTGAAGATGCAGCGGTTGGAGTAGCTGGCGCTTCCGGCAAGGCTGCAAAGGCAACGGCGAACATCACAGCTGGTACTTCGAAATCTCGCATTCAATGGGAGAGCTACGACGAGGTCGTCGCTCGGACGGGCGCCAAGATCAAGGATGCGGCTCAGTCTGCGGATGATGCTGCCAAGAGCATAAAAGGGCATGGCGAGGCCGCTAATGACGCGGGCAAGGGCATGGAGAATGCTTCGCTGGCGGCACAGGGCTTTTCGGTGGCGCTGGGGAAAGTCAAAGAGGTGATTGCCGGCTTCATCCTGAACGCTGTCACGGTCGCCGTGGGCGTCCTCATTGCGGAACTGGCCAAGCTGGTGGATTGGGCGCAGTGGGCGAAGGTCGGCCTCTACACGTTGGCCGATGCGATCGAGGCGGTTGCGCCGTATGCCGCAATGGCTGCGGCTGGTCTCGCGCTTATCTATGCGCCCGCTATATTGGCTGGCCTGCAAGCCGTAACGCTCGGCATCCTCAGCGCCGCCAAGGCTGTAGGCACTCTCGCAATCGCCCTCGCTGCAGCTAACCCGGCTGCAGCGTTCGTTTTGGGCATTACTGCCGCTGTTGCTGCCGCCAACATATTCCGGGATGAACTCGCCCAGATATTTGGGCGCGACATCGTGAGGGACGTGAAGGACGGAGTGAACAACATCATCGGAGCAATGGTAGGCGCATACGATGCGGTCGTTGCTGTATGGGAGCAACTGCCGAACCAGTTCGGGCGCATCGGGAAATTGGCTTGGAACGCTCTCATGGATGGCCTCAGTGGTGATGCCATCAC